CGTTATCCATACTTCAGATTTCCCGCTTTCAATAATATTGAAGGCTCCGAAAAGTGAAGAAAACGGTCTCAAGGAGAAGAGACAAAACACATTACCCAAACTACTCAACGCAGTTCTGGGTAATATACATCATACATCTGATTTAAAGAATTTAAATCTATTGTATGATCACCACAATATGTTTTCCGGGAAAACACGTTCAATTCTTTATCATGGTAACATGGATTATGTTGCCAAGATATTGAAAAGAACTTTCTGGTATAGGTTACTAAAGTTGACAAACAAAAGAATTTTGTTTTCTAGATTACGAAGATTTCGTAAACTAGGTCAACAGAGTAAATTTGTAGAAGATCTTAGATCTTACTGCAATACAGTTGATGGAACCCAACTTGGGTTCTTACTGTCCGTTCCAGAACTTTATCAAGACTATTGTTTTAGTGATCAAGTAATGAAATCAGTTATGTCTAACTGTATTCAAAACCATGATCACTTTACAAAACTTCTTAAACAATTTAAGAAGATATTACGTAAGAATTGGTTCTTAGGTAATAAATTGTCAAGTATAAAGGTCCCGTCTAGGCTTACCTTTCTAATACCATGGATTAAATTCATGGATAAATTAGATCGCTCCGTGCAGTTCAACAATTATAGAATAATCGTTGCTACACAAACAAGAGCGAGTGGTATGCCAACTGGTCCATTAGAAATAGCTTCTATGGACAAGTGGAAGGAGGTTGTTACCCAACCTTCCAAAAGAACGTGGAATAAAGAGGAATTTCAGAAGAAGCTTTCTTCTGGAATTGAACTAGGAATCAGGCTAAAAGATCTTGATCTTAACAAATATGCAAAGATTAGTATAAATACTAATAGTTGCTTTGAAAGATCACGTGCCAAAGGAGGGAAAGCTTCCCTTCTCAAGGAGATCGTAGCTGATGGTTTAACTGTAAACAAATATAATTTGTTTTCAGGTGAAGAAACAGATGAAAAATGTGACCCCCTAACTAATTTAGGAGAATATATTTTTCATTATTGCATAAAATATTGTTTAACATTTCCAGAAAGTGTTCTGTGTGTTAACCTTGCCTGTGTTAATGAACCAGGTAAGAGTAGAGTGGTTACCTCAACCTCATTTTATATGAGTCAGGCTTTACAACCTGCATCACATGTATTGCTTAAATGTATCTCTACCATAGTTGAAACTATGGCAGGTACTAAGAAATCACGCGATGGTTGGAATGCATATATTGAACTTAGTTCAAATTTAATGCACAAATGGTATCTATCTACAGATCTAGAGACTGCAACTGACTACTTTGATTGGTATCTAGTAGCAGATATCTTGGAAGTATGGTTTAGGGTATTGAAATTTCCTAAAGCATATGG